TGCTAAGCGTACCTGCGTCAACCAATTGACGAAGTATTGAAGTAGATGACTTGGCAAAGCCACCGATAAGATGAATAAGACCAAGGCAATAAAAGCCAAAACCCGGAACATACCCATAATGAACGAAGTGATTACGTTTTTTACATGACTCATCATCTGGGTTCCAATTTCTACGAATAGATAAAATACTATTAGTGCCTTTCTCAATAGTTACTATATAAGGTAAGGCAATATCTGTTTGTTCACCATCATGATCCTCATGCTCAAACCCCTCAAGATTTATCTCAACATGCATTTCAAGTAGTTTGAAGCGATCATCTGTAGATGCTCTAAAGCCTAACTTATCAGCAATCTTCTTCTCTATGTCATCCATAGTGTTAGAAGGTTCACCTAAATCAATATCTCTATAAAAGCCTTCATACTGTAATCTACGTATTTCATTATCAGTTTTACGCATTACATGTGTTACACGTTCTGCACTTTGTAAGTCTGCCGCGCCGTAAGGAACAACCATATCCTCCGCAGGCACATACATAGATACCTGCCGACCTAAGTAGGGGTCGTAATATACTTTCTTAAAGGCATTACCTGCTAAACCAAGGCCCCATAACATACGCTCATGCTCAGGTCTATACTCAGTCATCACATCAGTAAGCTGGTAGTTCATATCGTCTTGAACACGCTGGGAGGCTTCTTTTTTCTCTTGCGTCTCTTTACCAATAATCTGCGTTTTAACAGGGCCAGATGCAGGGAATGTTGCAGTGATAGTCTCTGCTTGGAACTTAATAACAGCTTCAGTTAGTAATGGGTGATATACACCACATGCACCTTCCCAAGGTTCAGAGCGATCTTCCATATTAAGGCCAAGTAACTCAAGGCCGTCAACGTAGGTTTGAACCCAGTCTTTTCTGGCGCTTATGTCAGACTCGAACTCATTAATAAGATCAGAAGCCAAAGACTCCAATACATCATCTGAAATCTCATCCGCAAGATTAGCATTAAATTTTTCCTCATCTACTTCTTTTTGAATCTCAAGTATTATGTCTTCCCCGTGTCTTATGGTTACAGATTCTGGGTCTTCTATCTCTATCTCCAAAGGCTCTTCATTTTCACTTAATGCCGCTAAGCCTTGTGGGGCTGGGTTTAAACTTTTCTCTATCATCAATGTTCCTTAACCGTATTTTGAATATTCATCGCCCAGCCCTGTGTTATGTATAAAGAAAAATTCTTTTACATACCTGCTAGTACCTACACCTAAAACCATACCCACATTTTTTTCTTGGTTGTACATTGCAATTGCTTGTTCCTGTGTGGGAGGTTCCACCATCGGCATATCTTTAACGCGTTCTATTTCTTTTTCAATATAAACGCGTAACTGTTTTAACCGTCTTCTTGTGCGAAAATAGAAGACTATTTTATTAATTAACCATATCATCAATGTTCCTTAACCGTATAAATATTGCCAATACTCATCTAATGATATGAGCACCAAACCTAAAAATAAAAAACTAAATGCCGCTATAGCCGCTGTGTCTATAACCTTATGTAAAACTTTTCTCATTAATAATATGCCGATCTGCCGTATGATCGTCCTCTAAACTCTTCTGGCTCATCTTGTTTATCTAATGTGGTGCTTATAAACCCACCCCTACGGAACCTTGCCATACTCATGGAAACAACGTCACAAAAATCGTCATGTTGTCCCGCAGGGAAGGCTGCTACTTCTTCTATAACTTCATCTGCCCATCGAGTATTAGGTGCCCATACACGACCCGATGCAAAAATATCTGTGACAGCGTTCATCCTAGATATTTTATCATTTCCGCGTGTTGGTGTAAAATCTGATACCGCAATCCCCATTGATCGTAATTCGTAAATTAAAGGTGCGCCAGAGGCTTTCTTTTCAATAATCAAACAATCGGGTTCCCAATACTTATACTCGTCCAGCACCTGCTGTTTTAGCTCAGGAAACTCTAGCCTGTCCCGTTTAGCATCAAGCATTATAATGTTTGCTTGAGATACGCCAGTTTCATCGGGATGATAAAAGATACCCCAAGTAATACAAGCACTATAGTCAGCACGGTTATGTTTTTCAAACGCAGTGTCCCAGCCCTGCATAATAAAGTCGGTTGGTGGGGGGTCGCTCTTCTCCCACCGTTGCCACCACTCACGTTTAATTAACGCACCCTCTTCTGAGGTGGGGTCTTGCTGGTATTGCGCTTGCCATTTAGAAACACTGATCGCGTTCCTCGTAGCCTCTAATTCTTTTAATGACCAGAACTCAGGCCATAACGGTTGACCGCTTGGTAATATTGCAGGTAACTCTACCGTTCTCCATACATCGCCACCACCTTCTAACTCTTTCTGACGGACTTGCCCCGTTAGGTCACGGAGCGACCATCTGGTCTGTACTAGGATTATTGCCCCACCGGGTTGTAAACGCTGTCTTGGGCCGGATGTAAACCACTCGTACACTTTATCGTACACTTCAGGGTTGTTTGCCGCTATCGCAGCTTCTTGTTCTGAGTGCGGATCGTCAATAATTAAAATATCCGCACCAAGACCTGTTACCGCACCCGACACGCCGATAGCAAAGTACGAGCCGCCAGCACTGGTGTTCCATCGACCTGCGGCCTTTGAGTCCATTTGTAACTCTACGCCCGGAAATATTTCCTGATATGCAGGTGAACCGACAAGGTTCCTTACTTTACGCCCAAAGCCTACAGCAAGTTCAGCTGTGTGCGAACATTGAATAACTTTCTTTTCTGGGTATTTGCCTAAAAACCATGCAGGTAGCAGGTAAGAGGATAGTTCAGACTTAGAGTGTCGTGGCCCTAAGTTAATAATTAGGCGCTTGTTATCGCCGTCAACAACTTTCTCAAACTCTTGAGCCATACGCGCATGATGCCTGCCGTATATAAACGTGGGCCATACAGCCTTAACAAAGGCTAAGAAGTTTGTTTGTGCAAGCTCACGCTCTTGCCTTCTTTTAAGCTCTGTTATTAAGCCGATCAAATTAGCTCTTTCACTTGCGGGGGCTGCGTCAATCGCTCGCGTTAGTAACTCCACATCGAGTATTAGTTCTCCTAATGGAATCGTGTTTGAGCTCATCGCCTAACTTCCTCAAACACGCCAAACTCTACAATCGCATCTTCTTCAGACATATTATATTCTTCTTCGTATGTCTCTTCTGTTGCAGGTTCGTAACCGCGAAGCTCTTCATCCGTAATTTCTTTGACTTCTTCTTTATTTTGCGAGTAGTTTTTAAGCAGTGTTGCTAGGTCGCTTTCAAGCTCTTCTGTAGGTCTATCAGTTACCGCTATTTCAATCTTAGTTGTAAACAGACCAATCTCTGTAACCCTACCGAGTATTTCCAAGGCTTTTAACGAAAGGTTGGGATCACCATCTTCTGCGACTTTAAACAGTTTGTGCAGGACATACTGACGCATCTTACTAATAGAGTTAGGAAGTTGATAGTCGTACTGATCCAGCAGGGTTTGTAACTCTGTTTCGCGTTCGTTGATTTTTTTTGGCTTCAATGCCTTTAAAGATGCGGGGCTAGCCTGATGTACAATCTTGGCTTTTTTTGTTTTTGCATCAATGATCTTTGTGGGGGTTACATCTATTATTTTTCTCATGTCTCGCTACATAGAAGCAACTAGTGAGCGCATTTTTAGCATGGTTTTTAAAATTGTGCAAATATTATTTTTATTTATTTGTTTATTTTCATAGGGGTGTGTCTGGTTTTATAGGCGGCTGATGTTTTGTGTTAGATGGTTTTTGTAATTTTTCATATAAAATTTTTGTAATAGGGTTTTTATTTTAGGGGTGGGGGTGTTTAGGCTTTGGGAATTTGGGATTTAAAAATTTGGGATTTAAAAATTTGGAATTTAAAAATTTGGGATTTAAAAATTTGGGATTTGGCTGAGCGTAATAGTATGTAAAAGGGCGGGCCTGTTTCTGATAAAAATGGGGGTACCCCCTCCTCACTGTCTCTTGACCTTGATCTTAGTCACCATAGGTTAAGCATTGAGCATTGAGCATTGAGCATTGAGCATTGAGCATTGAGCATTGAGCATTGAGCATTGAGCATTGAGCATTGAGCATTGAGCATTGAGCATTGAGCATTGAGCATTGAGCATTGAGC